TTACGGTTGAGGAGTTGGAAAAGGAGGCGAAAAAGAGAGAGGAGATAGTTAAAGAGATTGATCTATTGAAATCTGAAAAAAAAGATTTAGATTTGTCGATTGAAAATATGAAGAGGTACGTCGATAAGAAGGAGCAGGGCTTATTAGTTAATATACAGGCAATAAAAAACAAAGGTAATGTACAAGTTCGCAATGTCACTGATAGCAGTATTATCTCTTTACTCAAAGAGCTACAGCCAAATTAAACCTCAGATTGATATTAAGATAATTGATAAAGACACACTATTTACTTTTAATAAGCCATACGCTGCATATTTAATTAGTAAGTTCGATAGCTTAAAACACTTCAGATCTTCATATTTTGACTGTACAGCGACTTTGGATAGTGCGGTCAGTGTTATGGGTGACTATAAAAAAATCATTGACATAAAGGACGATTTAATAACAAATTTAAATAAACAAGTATTATATTGTGATGAATTAGCGGAATCTTATAACAAGAGCGAGGTTCTTAATAAAAAATTGCAAGATGACTTGCAAAGACAACTTAAGAAAACTAGGCTTTGGAACACTGTAGGGTGGGCTGCAATTTCAACAACGGTATTAACTTCAATACTAATTCTAATTAAATAAAATCAAATCACTATGGAAGAGTTAAAAATGTACGTTTTACAGGAGGAACTAGAGAAAATTCAAGGCATGAACAATGATTTTGCAAAGGCAAAAGTTACATTGGGAGAATTGGAATTAAATAAACAAGGAGTTTTAAATCAAATAAATATTATGCGTCAGGAGTTCTCTGAATACGAGAAGATGTTGATATCTAAATACGGTCAGGACTCTGTGATCAATTTACAAACAGGTGAAGTCACCAAAAAATAATTTAATATGACCCCCGGAAAATTTATCGGAACCCTATTCCAATCAAGAGACATGATGCACATTGCACATTTGCAAACAACATCATTCGCAGAACACAAAGCATTAAACGGATACTATGATGGTATCTTGGACTTGACTGATAAGTTCAGTGAGGTATACTTCGGAAGAAACAAAAGAGTTGAGATCGTTATCCCCGAGTCTAAGAACATGGATGCAATTGCTCACTTGAAGGAACTTCAATCGATTATAGATACGGAAAGAAATAACTACGCATCTGAGATTCAAAACATTATGGATGAGATGCTTGCACTTATAAATAAGACACTATACCTTTTAACCCTAAACTAAATTATTAAATGGCTAAGATAAGTACATACACTACAGTTACACCGCAGTTAGGTGATATGTTAATTGGTACTGACGTTAATGACATGAACATGACCAAGAACTTCACTGTTGGTGATATACTTGATCTTGGTGGGTTTGTTCCATACACCGGAGCGACAGGGGATGTTGACTTAGGTGTGCATGGACTTACTAGCACAAGGCTTACAGTTTCAAATAACGCAGAGATAAATCAGGTATCTGCCTATGGCAATACCTTTTATATTGTAGACAATTTAGTTACAGCACCCGGATTACAGTTAGAGTTTGCAAATAACAAGTATTATTTAGGTGATGTTATATCAAATGTCAACGGAACCTATGTATTGGTTGACGATGCTAACAGTAGAATAGAGTTTTCTAAGGCTATCAGAACAAATGGTAGCACAGGTACGTCAGGTCAGGTATTGACAAGTCAAGGTGCAGGATCTCCTGCAACTTGGGTGACACCTGCATACGTTACAGCTGTATATGGGTCTTTTTATGATATGAATGATCAGACTACATTAGGGTCTACAGAAGAGCTAATGGAATTTGGAACGACTGACATATCATCAGGTGTAACGATTGTAAATAATGGGCTTGGCAATCCAACAGAAATAACTGTTTCTTCTACCGGTGTTTATAATATTCAATTCTCAGCACAACTTTTAAATACAACAGGTGGTACATCTGAAGTTTATATATATCTTAAAAAGAATGGAGCTATAGTTCCTGATTCAAATACTCGTATAACACTAGCAAATAATGGTCATTATGTTGTTGCAGCATGGAATTTCTTTTTACAGTTAAACGCAGGGCAGTATGCAGAAATAGCATGGTATTCAACCACTAACCATGTTTCAATACAAACATTAACTGCTCCTGTTGGACTTCCTGCAATACCGTCAACAATACTTACAGTAAATAGAGTATCTTAATGGACATAAGAAAAATATCAATAGGACCTGACTATAAGAACGGGGCAATACATTATATCGTTGGGCAGAAGGTACTCGGCGATACTAATGTTATACACCTGATTAAGAGGGACACTGATACTATGTCTGTTAAGATTTACATAATAAACAAGAAGGATGAGATAGTCCTTTGGAAAGAATTTAATCAAACAATTCCAATTTCAATCGAATTTAATATAGATTTTTAATGAAATCACCGACACAGTTTATAGTAAAACCTGTAAATGGTAGTCGATATAACAACGTCAAGAATATAGCAGGGGTTGAATTTATTGTTAATACCTCTGAGGAGGAACATAAATTCTCAAACCGCTATGCGGAGGTTATAGAGACACCATTAAACTACAATGGTCCAATAAAGAATGGCGACACGCTAGTGGTCCACCACAATGTCTTTAAGTTTTATAACGACATAAAGGGTAGACGCAAGAGCGGGAAGAGCTTTTTTAAGGATGACCTATTTTTTATTGACGAGGAGCAGTTCTTTTTATATAAGAGTGAGGGACGTTGGCACGCATACGACAGGTACTGTTTTGTAAAGCCTATGCCCGCTACAGAGAGCTATATTAAAAAGCCATTCTCTTTAGAGCCACTCATGGGTACGATGATGTACCCAAATGAATACCTAAGAAGTAAAGGCGTTAACGAAGGTGACGTCGTATGCTTCGCTCCCGATGGGGAGTATGAATTTGACATTGATGGTGAGAAGCTATATAGGATGTACGATCATTATGTAACAATGAAAATGTAATGACATGAGTAGCAGGGAGACTAAACTAAAGATAATAGCTGCCGGACATAGGGCTGTTGAGGAACTGATAAAGGTCGCTGAGGAGAAGATTATCAACCCAAACAGCGAAGATGATCTGTCAGCAGATAAGTTAAAGAATGCAGCGGCAACAAAGAAGCTAGCTATATTTGATGCCTTTGAGATATTAAATAGAATTGAAAGCGAGAAGGAAAGCCTTGAGTATTTAGACAAGGGTATTAGTAAAGTAGACTCAAAACAAGGATTTGCAGAACGAAGATCAAAATAACAGCCTGTACACCGTAGTGAAGGATCATATCCAACAGTCGGTGATTACAAATAAGAACAGAGCACGCTCATGGCTATATGGCTATAATGAGCAGTACGATGTCGTTGTTATATCCAAAACGGGGCAGATCGGGGAGATAATAAATATATCCGGGCTAAACATAGCACTGCCGGCAAAGCCTGAAGAGTGCTATCAGAGGAGCAACACGTCTAAGGAACAGTTTTGGGAGCGTATCGCAATGCCAAAGGAGCTAGAGAAGATACAGTCTATATTCCAATGGAATGACAAGCCCGCTGAGTTTAAGAACAGGTGGGTTGACTACATAGAGAGGGAGTTTGATTATCGTGAGCAGGGGTATTGGTTTAAAAACAATGGGAAGCCATGCTACATAACAGGGTCGCACTATATGTACCTACAGTGGTCTAGTATCGACGTAGGGTACCCTGACTTTAGGGAGGCTAACAGGATATTTTTCATATATTGGGAGGCTTGTAAGGCTGACCCAAGATCGTTTGGAATGATATACTTAAAGATAAGACGTTCAGGGTTCTCATTTATGACATCCTCTGAGTGTGTTAACATAGGCACACTCGCAAGGGATGCGAGGCTTGGTATATTATCGAAGACGGGTGCGGATGCTAAGAAGATGTTTACGGATAAGGTTGTGCCAATAAACAACCGTATGACATTCTTTTTCAAACCCATTATGGATGGTATGGACAAGCCGAAGACCGAGTTGGCATTCCGTGTCCCCGCGTCGAAGATAACCAAGAAGAATATGCACGAGGTGGCAGAGAACGATATAGTGGGGTTGGACACAACAATAGATTGGAAGAACACAGAGGAGAACTCTTATGACGGTGAGAAGTTGCTATTCCTAGCTCATGATGAGTCAGGAAAGTGGGTAAAACCAAATAATATTTTAAATAATTGGCGTGTAACAAAAACTTGTTTGCGTCTAGGTAGTAAGATTATTGGTAAGTGTATGATGGGGTCGACGTCCAATGCCTTGGCGAAGGGTGGTGATAACTTCAAGAACTTATACGAGGACTCTAGGATATTGGTAAGAAACGCCAACGGGCAGACAAAGAGTGGACTTTACTCACTGTTCATACCGATGGAGTGGAACATGGAGGGCTTTATTGATAAGTACGGGATGCCTGTATTTAGAAAGCCCGCAGAACCAATTGAGGGGGTAGACGGTGGCATGATCAAGAACGGGGCGATAGATTATTGGGAGAATGAGGTAGAGTCGCTTAAAAACGATTCTGACGCGTTGAATGAGTTTTATCGTCAGTTTCCAAGGACAGAGTCACACGCATTTAGAGATGAAAGTAAGCAGGCACTATTTAACCTGACAAAGATATATCAGCAGATTGATTACAACGACTCGTTGATACATGAGCACTATTTAACAAGGGGATCGTTCTCGTGGAAGGATGGCATAAGGGATACGAAGGTTATATTCAGTCCTAATAAGAGTGGAAGGTTCTTGGTGAGTTGGGTTCCGCCCTTTAACTACCAAAACAATGTACACTTAAGGAACGGTATAATGTATCCGGGAAATGAGCATCTAGGGGCGTTTGGATGTGACCCGTACGATATATCTGCGGTTGTAGGTGGTAGGGGTTCTAACGGATCGTTACACGGGATGACAAAGTTCCATATGGACGAAGCACCAACGAATGAGTTCTTTCTAGAGTACATATCTAGACCACAGACGGCGGAGATATTTTTTGAAGAAGTTTTAATGGCGTGCGTATTTTATGGTATGCCGATATTGATAGAGAATAATAGACCGAGGTTATTGTACCACTTTAAGAACAGGGGATACCGTGGGTTCTGTTTAAACAGACCCGACAAGCAGTACAATAAACTAACGAAGACCGAAAGAGAGCTAGGCGGTATGCCAAACTCATCGGAGGACGTTAAGCAGGCTCACGCATCGGCAATTGAGTCATATATTGAGAAGTATATTGGGATGGACATGGCAGGGACGTACAGGGATCCGGACGAGATGGGAACCATGCCATTTACAAGGACATTAGAAGATTGGGCAAAGTTTGATATAAACGATAGAACAAAATTTGACGCATCTATAAGCTCGGGATTAGCAATAATGGCAAATCAAAAACACCTTTATGTGCCTGAGAAGAAAGAATCAAAAATTATTGTTAACTTTGCAAGATATACAAATGATGGAATAACAAGTCAACTAATTAAATGAAAGACATAGTAATAGATATTCAGTATACAAACTTCCCAAATCAATGGGCTACAGACGCAGAGAAAGCTTCTGATGGGTATGGTCTTCAAGTTGGACAAGCAATCCAATACGAATGGTTTAGGAAAGACGGAACCTCTTGCAGGTACTATGGTCGTTGGAGAGAGTTCCATAGAGTTAGACTGTACGCTAGGGGTGAGCAGTCGGTAGCGAAGTACAAGAACGAGTTAGCGGTTGACGGAGACCTGTCATACTTGAATATAGATTGGACACCCGTTCCCGTTATCCCTAAGTTTGTTGATATCGTTGTTAACGGTATGTCAGACAGACTCTTTAAGCCAAAGGCATACGCACAGGACGCGATGTCATTAGCAAAAAGAAATAAGTACCAAGAGATGCTTGAGGGTCAGATGGCAGGTAAGCCAATCCTTGAGAAGATACAACAGAACACAGGCATCGATCCGTTTATGATGGATCCACAGGAGCTTCCCGAGAATGACGAGGAGCTGTCACTGTATATGCAATTAAACTATAAGCCCGCAATTGAGATTGCTGAGGAGGAGGCTATAAATACAGTATTTGCTGAGAACCACTACGACGACATCCGTAAGAGGTTAGACTATGACATGGCTGTACTTGGTATAGCGGTGGCAAAGCATGAGTTCTTACTAGGGGAGGGCGTTAAAATATCGTACGTTGACCCTGCAAACGTAGTGCATAGCTACACAGAGGACCCATTCTTTAAGGACTGCTTCTATTGGGGCGAGATCAAGACGGTTCCTCTTACTGAGCTGTACAAGATCGATCCAAAACTTACAAAGGAGGACCTACAAAAGATATCACAGTACAGTCAGGGTTGGTACGACTACTACAATGTATCTAGGTTCTACGAGAATAGCTTATTCTCTAACGATACCTGTACGCTGATGTACTTTAACTATAAGACAACTAAAAAGATTGTATATAAAAAGAAGATGTTAGAGGGTGGTGGCACCCGTGTTATTCCAAAGGATGATACGTTTAACCCACCGGCAGAGATGATGGAAGAGGGTGGATTTGAGAAGATCGAGAAGACAATTGACGTATGGTATGAGGGCGTAATGGTGATGGGAACAAACTTCCTACTTAAGTGGGAGCTAGCCGAGAACATGGTTAGACCGAAGTCATCATCACAGCACGCTATTCCAATGTACGTCGCCTGTGCGCCAAGGATGTATAAGGGTGTTATTGAATCGTTAGTTAGAAGAATGATTCCATTCGCTGACCTCATTCAGGTAACACACCTAAAGCTACAGCAGGTAATCAACCGTATTGTTCCTGACGGTGTATTTATTGACGCCGACGGACTTAATGAGGTTGACTTGGGGACAGGTGCCGCATATAACCCTGAGGATGCACTTAGGCTATACTTCCAAACGGGTAGTGTAATCGGTAGGAGCTTTACACAGGACGGTGAGTTTAACAACGCTAGGGTTCCAATTACTCAGCTTACATCAAACTCAGGTGCTGCCAAGACGCAGATGTTGATAGCCAACTACCAACACTACATGGACATGATCAGAACCGTAACGGGTCTTAATGAGGCTAGAGATGGATCGACACCTGACCCTAACTCATTGGTTGGTCTACAGAAGCTAGCGGCACTTAATTCAAACACAGCGACAAGGCATATCCTTGAGAGTGGCTTATACCTATATAGGACGTTATCGGAAGCGATAACCTACAGGGTTGCCGACATCTTACAGTACTCTGACTTTAAGGAGGACTTCGCCACTAGGATCGGCAAGTACAACGTATCTATACTAGACGAGATAAAAGATCTATACCTATACGACTTCGGTATATTTATTGAGGTTGCACCTGACGAGGAGCAGAAGGCACAGCTTGAGGCTAACATACAGATGGCATTATCGAAGGGTGACATCAACCTTGAGGATGCAATTGACATCAGGGAGCTTAAGAACATAAAGCTAGCCAATCAGCTATTGAAGGTGAAGAGAATCAAGAAGATGGAGCGTGAGGAGCAGATGATAATGCAAAAGCAGGCGATGCAGGCACAGCAGCAGATGCAGGTTCAACAGATGGCAGCACAGACGGCGATGCAGAAGATACAGATGGAGACAGAGTCCAAGATACAGATCGCTAACGCGGAGATTGAGGCGTCCATGAGGAAGATGCAGTTCGAGGCTGAGATTAAGTCTCAGTTGATGGCTGAGGAGTTCAACTACAACTTAAAGATGCACGAGATGGAGAATGGTGTGGTCAGTAGCCGCGATAAGATGAAGGAGGATGAGAAGAAAAAACGTATTGGCATACAGAACACACAGCAGTCAAAGTTGATAGACCAAAGGAAGAATAATCTACCGCCTATGAACTTTGAATCAAACGAGGACAGCCTAGATGGATTTGATTTAGCAGAATTTAATCCTAGATAGTACAATGTAATTATTTTTTTATATTTTTGTTACAAATAAAATTAAATCAAATGGAATTCAAGTCAGTAAAGATATTAGATTCAGGAGAATCCAAGAGCGTTCAAGAGTTTGAACAGGAGCTCTTAGAGAAACATGAACAGGAGGTTTATGGTACCGAAATGGAACCTCAAGTACAGGAGTACAGCAGTGAACCACAACAGGAGATAGACCTAAGAGAGGAAGACGTTCTTTCATATATTGGTAAGAGATATAATAAGCAGATAAGTTCATTCGACGAGCTAATGGCTGAGCGTAATAACTCAGAAGATATGCCCGAGGATGTAGCTGCTTATATGAAGTATAAAAAGGAGACCGGAAGGGGCTTTGAAGATTTTCTTAAGTTAAGAAAGGACTTTGACGCGATGCCCGAAGATCAACTTTTAAAGGAGTACCTACTGTCTACAGAAGATGGTCTTGACATGGACGATGTTGAGATGATGATGGATGACTACAGGTACGATGAGGACCTTGACGATGAGTCTTTTATTAAGAAGACTAAGATCGCTAGGAAGAAGATTATTAACGAAGCGAAGAAATTCTTTAACAATCAGAAGGAGAAATATAACACGCCCCTTGAGTCAAGTACGGCAGGAGTTTCTCAGGAAGAGAAGGAGGAGTTTGAATCGTATCGTCAATATGTCAAGCAGGCTAGAACTATTGAGGAAGAAAACAACCGCAAGCGTCAATGGTTTGAGCAGAAGACTAATGAGGTATTCGGTGGCGAGTTCAAAGGTTTTGAGTTCAATATCAATAATAAGAAGGTTCTGTTCAGTCCGAGCGATGCTGCTGAGTTAAAGAGAGTTCAGTCAACACCTGCAAACTTTATTGGAAAGTTTTTAGATGAGGGCGGAATGCTTAAGGATGCTGCGGGATATCATAAGTCACTAGCCGTTGCAATGAACCCTGAAAGGTTTGCCAAGTTCTTTTATGAGCAGGGCGTAGCTGATGCGGCAGATGACTTGATGCGTAAGACAAAGAATATAAATATGTCTGAGCGTAGAGCTACTGAGGCAACTAGGGGGAACGATGGTATTCAGGTTAAAGCGGTTAACCCTGACCATGGAAGAAGTTTAAAAATCCGTAGTGCAAAAAGATTATAAAAAATAAAAATTATCAAAAATGGCTTTATTAGGAACTCCTACCTACGCGCTGCAACCATCAGCGGAAAGGGTAGCATTACAAGGAAATTACATTACTAACTTTAACTTCTTGAATCAGTATCTTCCTGATACATACGAGAAAGAATTTGAACGTTATGGTAACAGAACGATTGCATCATTCCTACGTCTTGTAGGTGCTGAGATGCCATCAAACTCTGACCAAATCAAGTGGGCTGAACAAGGTCGCTTACACATTAAATATACAGCGGTAACGATTACGGCTATTACTGCCGGTGCAGTTTCTTGTACTGTTACTGATGCAGGTGCTACTACTGCTGCTGTTCGTATCGGTCAGACTGTATTTATTCAAAATCCTAGCACAGGTACAAACAATAAAGGTATTGTTACAGCTGTTTCAGGTCTTACATTTGTAATTGGTGTATACGAATCAACTGTAAATGTTACTGCAACTACAGGTTACACTGTATTTATCTATGGTTCTGAATTCAAGAAAGGAACTAATGGAATGGACGGTTCTTTAGAGGCTGAACCTGATATCTATTCTAACAGTCCAATTATCCTTAAGGATAAGTACGCTGTTAACGGATCTGACATGGCTCAGATTGGTTGGGTTGAGGTTACAACTGAGAACGGTGCTACAGGTTACCTATGGTACTTGAAGTCTGAGCACGAGACACGCCTTCGTTTTGAGGACTATATTGAGACTTCAATGATTGAAGCTATCCCTGCCACAGGTACACTTGCGAATGGTGCTGCAAACTTAGGGTTTAAAGGTTCTGAGGGTGTATTCTACGTTGTTAATAGCCGTGGTAACGTATGGGGCGCAGGTTCTCCAACAACACTTGCTGATTGGGATTCGATCGTACAGCGTTTGGACAAACAAGGTGCAATTGAAGAGAATGTAGTATTCGTTAATCGTGAATTTAGCTTCAACATTGACGGAATGCTTGCAGGTCTTAACGGTGCTTCTACTGCTGCCCCTGCTACTCCTTCTTATGGTGCTTCATACGGTCTATTTGACAATGACACAACTATGGCTTTGAACCTTGGATTCTCAGGATTCAGACGTGGTTATGACTTCTACAAATCTGATTGGAAGTACTTGAACGATCCAACCATGAGAGGTGGATTGGCAAGTGTAGGAAACGGTACAATCACAGGTCTATTAGTACCTGCGGGTTCTACATCTGTATACGATCAAATCATGGGCAAAAACGCTAAGCGTCCGTTCTTACACGTTCGTTACCGTGCTACTGAGGCTGAAGATCGTAGATACAAGACTTGGATCACAGGTTCTGCCGGTGGTGCTGCAACTAGCGACTTAGATGCTATGGAGGTTAACTTCCTTTCTGAGCGTTGCGTTTGTACACTTGGTGCTAACAACTTTGTATTGTTCAGATACGGAGCATAATTTTTAGTGATTGACGGAGGGTGTTTTGGCGAGCACCCTCCTATTTTAAAATATCTAATCAAATTAAAATCTAATAGTATGTCAGAGGTAAAAAAAGTTGTCCCAAAGGACAAGGTATATAGATTAAGAAATGGAGCTCCATTATCTTATACGATAGCGTCTAGGAATAATCCTAGATACCCACTAATGTGGTTTGATGAAAAAAACAATGTAAATAGAGCATTGAGGTATGCGTCCAATCAAAAATCTCCATTTGAGGATGAGCAGGACGGAAATGTAATACTTGAGCCGATTGTATTTGAGGATGGATTCTTAACTGTACCAAGAAACAACCCTGTACTTCAGTCTTTTTTGCATTACCATCCGATGAATGGTATTGTATTTGAGGAGGTTGACAATGAGAAGGAGGCAAAGGTTGATGTTGAAGAGTTAAATATTGAGGTTGATGCCTTAATAGCTGCTAGACAGCTTTCAATTGAACAGTTGGAGATGATGACGAGGGTTATGTTTGGAAAGGACCCATCGACTATCTCTACGGCAGAGCTTAGAAGAGATATCTTGGTGTACGCTAGAAACGAGCCAAGAGAGTTTTTACAGGTGTTGAATGATCCTGAGCTTAAATATCAGGCTAAGATCATGACATTCTTTGAGAATAAATTATTAACTTTGCGCAATAACGACAGGGAGATATGGTTTAATACCTCCACTAATAAGAAGAAGATGTGCTCAATTCCATTCGGTGCTGACGCCCATGACTTCGCTGCCCAATACCTACAAAGTGACGAAGGTCTTGATTATCTAAAGATGTTAGAATCATTTTTAGCGTAATCAGTTGAAAATATTTCAATAGTTATGAGGAGAGGGTGTAAATATATGCCCTCTTTTTTTTATATTTGTAAAAAAAGTAAATGATAAACTCAGTAAGAAATACCGTATTGGCTGTTCTTAACAAGAATAACTACGGGTACATATCACCACAGGACTTTAATCTGTACGCAAAGCAGGCGCAGATGGAGTTTTTTGAGGAGTTCTTCAGTAATTATAACAAGATTATAAACATGGAGAACTCTCGTATGTCAGGTACAGACTACGCTGACATTGAGCAGCCTGTCGCTGAGGTTATGGAGTCGTTCCTAACGTCTGACTTTTTGGTTCCTTTACTAACACCGTCAGGGTATACCACCAATCAGTTCTACGCCCCGTCGGTTGTCACCGTCGGTAATGACTTCTATATGATTAACAAGCTTTTATGCTACACTAACTTTCTTATAGGTGGTTTAAATAGTGGCGTGTCTGCAAACCAATTGGTTGACGCTACCGCTAACTTTATAACAGCAGGCGTTAAGTCGGGCGATGTAATTGTCAACATAACTACACTAAAGGCTGCGGAGGTAATAGCGGTATCTACGACGGTACTTACCTTATCAGACGACATATTTACTACTTCGTCTGAGAGCTATGGCGTTTACTCAGCATCAAGTATTAGCGAGGGGGAGAAGGTGTCTGTTGGCAAGATAACGATGCTTAACAACTCACTACTTACGGCACCGTCACTAATATACCCATCGTACACGTTGACGAACAATAACATTATAAGCCTATACCCTAAGAGTATTGGTGGCTATGGAGCTGTGCAGGCGTTCTACTTCAGGTACCCTAAGGACCCTAAGTGGACGTACATTACATTAGCCAATGGCGAGCCCGTCTTCGATCAGTCGCAGCTTGACTACCAAGACTTTGAGCTACCGCCGGAGGATGAGTACAAGCTAGCCGTAAAGATTCTACAGTACTGCGGTGTCAGTATCCGCGAGGATCAGGTCGTTCAGTTTGGCATGGCACAGGAGCAGCACGAGCAGCCATCATTCAGTATGCAACAATAAAAAATATAAACAATGGCATATATATCTCAATATGAATACTATACGAACAATGGCAACAATCCTACGGATGCCAATTGGGGTTCATATCAGTACGTTAGCTTGCAGGACATAGTTAATAACTTCCTGCTGATGTATAGCGGCAACCACTCCCTAGTGAATAACGAGGAGCGATTCAAGATACTATTTCATGCGAAGAGAGCTATTCAGGAGCTTAACTACGACGCGTTCAAGGAGATAAAGGTGTTGGAGCTTAGCGTATGTGACCAACTTAGGTATGTACTGCCGTCTGACTTTGTCAATTGGGTGAGGATATCCCTTTACGCTAACGGTGTGCTTATGCCACTTTCAGAGAACATACAGACGCTGTCTGCAAAGGCGTACCTACAGGACAACGACTGTAATATACTATTCGATCAGAATGGTAACATCTTAGAGCCTCAGTTCTCAAACATTGACTACGACAGGATCAGGGGCACTAAGAAGAGTATCTACCTAAACCATGGGCATCAGTTCCACGGGCAGGAGGGCTACTGCTGTGATGGCAGATGGTACTTTGACTATAACATTGGCAGTCGTATTGGTTTAAATACTGAGACGGCTAATCGTAACCCAACGTTTAATATTGACAAGAAGGCGGGTGTTATAAACTTTGACAGTTCAATTATGGGGTACAACCATAACTATAACAACAACCAAAACCAAAACATTCACCACGACAGGTCCGCTACGGTTATCCTTGAGTATATATCTGACGGCATGGAGAATGGTGACACGTCCCTAATAACCGTTAATAAGTTGTTTGAACAGTACATCTACGCTGCGATTAAGTACGAGATACTAAACAGTAAGTTTGGTGTTCAGGAGTACGTCGTAGGCAGAGCCAAGAAGGACAAGTCGGCACTGTTGAGAAATGCAAAAATAAGAATCAGTAACATTCATCCGGGTAGACTCTTAATGAACTT